GGTAGCCTTTCTCTTGCAATCGTTTCGGATCGGTTGAGCTACCCACAAATGCGGACTCTCCCATAACAGCTTTTCTCCGCTGCTGGAAGGCGGGGCTTTCCCCGCTGTCACTGGGCTCGACGTGTCAAGTTGTCCAGATATGATGATGCGTAACAAGTATTCAGGAATCGGTCAAGCAACAAAAATGCCCCGCCTCGGTAAAAACAAAGAAAACCCGAGGCGGGGCAAGGGAGAAGGGGCTCCCTAATCCTTGTAGGCGAGGCGATACAGGTTCTCGTTCTCGGCTCGCAACGCCTTTGCCGCAACTTGCTCGTCCTCGCGCAGGTTGTAAAGCGGCGTGGTCAAAAGTCGCACCTTTTCACGGTCTTGTCGATTCTGGTCAAGTTGCAACTTGGCGCGAGCCTGCGGACTCACAGAGGGCGCTCCAGATGAACCTCCAACGACATCCTCCTCGAACTCCTCGCCGACGTTGGCGATGAACTTCACAAGGCCAATATTGTTACCGAAGTCAGGGTTATTTAGCGACTCTAAAAACTCATCGTCACCAAATTTTTTCGCAACACCATTAACCAACTCCATCTTAGTGTCGTAGTTGTCGCCCCACTCGGCTTTCAGCGCGGCGGTCGCCTCTTCGGCAGATTGCGCCTTGCTGCTCTGCGTGGCTTGATCCTGCTCAATTTGACGGGTGATGTAGTCCTTCAGAAGCTGCTTGCCAGCCTTGTCGGAGATGCCCAGCTTGTGGAACTGGTCAGTCGCCCACTTGACTTGATCCTGGTCAAGCTCCACGCCTTCGGGCAGTTCCAGCCCTTCGGCGTAGGCTTCAGCCTTCTCGGGCCTGCCCAGTTTAGAGTAGAACTTGTCGTAGTCCTCGTCCTTCCAGTCGTCTTGAGGCAGATCCACTCGGGGCTTGCCGAGCATCTTGTTCAGTTCAACGTGGCTCTTGAGAAGCCCACCCATGTCCTTGTAGGACGAGAACACCGCATTGTCGCGGTATTCCTCGGGCAGTGTCTCAACAAATGGTGTGTCGTTGTCGTCGCTCATTGGGTTTCTTCCTGTTGGTGGGTTTTCAGCATTTCAAGTATGGCCGCTTCGTCCTTGTTGCAGAGCGCGAGGATGTCCAGCGCAAGACTGCGCCGACCCTCGTTGAACTCTGTCAAGCCCCTGGTATCCATCGAAGGTTGGAACACAAAGCCCATCTTAGCGATGTGTTGCAGCACTTCTTGCCCCTCCGGGGTTTTGAATACAACCTGGAACGAGCGGTTTTTGCCGAGGGTCTTATTGACCAACTGCTGCCAGTTCATCAGTCGCCTTCGGCTTTACGGCTCCTTCGGGGTAGGGAATCAGCACCTTATAAGGGCCTTCGACTTTGTTAACGGGATACTCCGAGCGCAGAATAGCGCGGTCCATCTCTTTCGCGTTGGCAAATGGCCCGATAACGACAGTATTCCCCGAGGGGTTGGCTACAGCGGCAATCAGCACCGAATGGCAATTCCGCTCCGTATGGGTTTTTAGTTGCTTTAGGGTTTTCATTGGGAAATCGCCTGCGCCTGTGCAATGTCTTTGATTGCACTAGCCGCTGGCTGCGCCGCCTGGGCCATCTCTTGCATCTGCTGGCTCTGCTGTTTTTGGGCGCGAATTTCTTCAACCTCTTCGCTGGGGCGCAGAATCGCGGTCGGAACCTGCCTCGCCCTAGCAAGTTCAGCCGACAGCGCGTCAGGGTCGATCTTGTCCAGAATGTCAGGATATGCCTGCGCAAGCGCGACTAGATCCTCTGTGTATCCACGCATTGAATCAGCCCTGACGCTGAATTGTGCGGCTGCGGCGGGAGATTGGTAACGCACGCGCAAGCGTGTGCCCTGAAGCGCAGACGGGGCATCTGGAATGCGACCGTGCGCGTTCAAAAGCTCGTAGGTGCGGGAGACAATCGGGTCAAGCTTCTCCTTGGTCTGCCGCCCGATCATGGGAGCCAATTGGCGCAGCTTCTCATTCCTGCGCTCAATCACCTCGGTTGCCTTCATCTCAATGTTGTTCTTGCCAAGCTCAAACAAGTCAACATGGAAGCACTTGCGAATGGAGTTGCGGACATCGGTCAGCATCTCAAGGGAGATGCCAAGGTCTTGGCGCACGTTCTGGTAAAGCTCGCGCACCTCGTTCTGCCCACTAAAGGCGTCATGGAAAGTGACGCCGTCAGGCGAGGTATTGATCGGCAGGACATAGCCCGAGTTGGGAACCAACAGGGGAGGGGATGTCACCTTCATGGCCCGCTTCAGAATCTGCTGCTGAAAGCGATTGACCATGAGGATGTCGGGAAGACAAATGCGGGCGGGGCTAAACCCATAAACCTGCCCCGCCCGCTTTGCCCAACGCGAAACCGCGTATGGAAAGCTGTCGTAGCCAGATTCATGGAGCACAGACTTGGTATCTGCGCAAACCCAGCAGGAGGCATAGCGTTTATTGATAGCCCGACTGCCCGCTGCATCGGATCGGGGATAGACTGCATGGACAACCACGAAGCGTCTCGTGGAGTCCTTCTCTCGCATGATCGAGTCGGGAACCATCCCGTAGCGGCCAAATCGTTGCTCGATTTGCCGCTTGGTCATCTCGATCTCGCGGAAATTGGTGTCCACCAACTGGTCTGCGCCCTCGTCGAGCCAGCAGTTGCCCAGTGGGTAGGAGCGATAGACAACGCCGTTGCCGTCCCACTCGGAGCCGATAACGTCGGTGCCGTAGCTGCCAAGGTCTGTATATGCCTCGCCAACCGCTGTATAGAATCCGCCCTCCGGGCGGTTAAACTGCGAGTAAACGATGTCGGTGACATTGTCCAGCCAAAGCAAAGCCTCGTGGTCTAACTGCTCGTCGTCAACTCCCTCGATGCGGACAGAGAACCAACGCTCAACCGGATTGGTCAAGTTGGACTCGATGCCCCCAGCAAAGGTGACGACGGAATCGCGGGCGGTCGAATCGTAAATCTTGTCAGAGCGGTTGATCTGGGCGCGGCCCTTCTCGTTCCGAGTAGAAAAGTCAGCCCCCTCTGGGCGAACGTAGTCCACAATCTTCTGGAACTCGGAGTCTATGGTGTTCCGCGCCGCCTTGAGTTCATCGAGGCGGGACAGAACCTGCTTTGCCTTTTCGTCTGGCAGTAACCGCCAAGGATTGATTTCATGAAGGTGTTCTCAGCGCCAGCACTCGGAGATAACCCGCCAAGGATTGTGGACTTACGTCCTTTTCGCCTGCGTTGGGCTTCTTGCGCACGCACAGTCGCCCCCGCACCTTCGGGTGCAGGCGGCTTGGGTGGAGCCGGTGGCTTCGGGGCACTAGATGTCATCTAGTATGAAGGAATGGACGAAATCCCACATTTGGCAAGCAATTTCTTCAGTGGGTAATATCTCGGATTGCGGCAGCCCCGCAACTCCCGGTCCCATCCTATGAATTCAAGCTCGTAGGGAAGCTGGCGAAGCATGTGCTCCATGTCGCCAACGGCAAGGTAGATATACCAACCCCGCCCTTCGACATCCTTGGCGCAGACGCAGAAGTCTGGGCGAATGTGGACGTAGCAGCCCATCTCGCCCCACTTGCGAACATCATTCCAGAATACCTCTGGAGACGGCCACATTGCGATGGACTGCTCAATGGCGCTCACGCAAGGTAGTCAAAGCTGTCCATAATCGGACTGCCCTTGTAGTTAGTTTTGTTTCTCGTGTCAGGCTCCGGCCCAGCAGCCAAAGCAAAGTAGCCGAAGGCGTCAGCCCCGTTGCTCGCCCAGTCGTGCTTTGGAACGTTCATGTAGGTGTCATCCTTATCGTTCCACTTCTTGGTATAGCTGCGCAATGCCTCAATGCCAGGACCGCACTTGGTCGCATCAAAGCGGCAGACCGGGATCAAGTTGCGCGCAGCATCAATGCGCTCACGCACTGAGAGGAACGGAATAGGCGTAAACCTGATGCCCATCTTGGCAGCAGTGACAATGCGCGCCTCGGCAGAAGTGATCTCACGCTTCTCAATGTCGTGCGGCGCATAGTGCGCCTCGTAGGTGTAGGGCCGCTCACGCACCAACTTGATGTAGTAGTTCAACGGTTGGTCGCGCTCCTCAATGTAATCAATAACATGGATTGCCCCCTGCGCCCGCTGAAAAAACCAAATGGCAGTCGCATCATTCGCGCCCAAATCCCATGAGGTGTAGACCGGCAGTTGCGGCATCCATGGGACATCCGTCACGCGCCCTTGATCCGAAGCCTCCATCATCTGACGACCATAGTATGCCCCGCTCACAGGAGCTTCGGTATCGCAGTAGAACTCGGATCGGATGCGCTCCTCTTCCATGCCATCCATCTTAGCCTGCTCAATAAAGGAATCTGGCACCACCGGATTGCCCGCCTCATCGCGTGTGCCCTGATCTCCGGCAATCAATGTCTCGCGAAACCAATTGTCGTTGTCCTTCGCCATCTCATGCATGTCGTAGGCGTGATTCTTGCCGCGAGGCGTAGTGATGAACAAAGCCCAGCCGCCATTCTCCGCAAGGATAGGCGACAAATACTCCCATGTTTTCTTGGGGATCAAAGCCCACTCAGAAAAAACAATCCCAACGGGATTGCCGCCGACCAGTGAGTCGGAGTCCGCACCAAGCACCTGATACATCGAACCATTCTTGAAGACGTAGGTCATCTCCTGGTCGTTGTACTTCTCTTGAAGGACCGGCTTCTTGGTTTTCGGATCTCGCGGCCCGCCAAGGTAGCTGAGAAATGGGCGCCCCTGCTCCTTCACTTCATGCGTCACAGGGTCTATGATGCCGCCAGTTCGCCCATTCCACGCAATACGCTTGCCCTGCTTGTTCTGCGGAAAGATATGCCAGTAAGCTCCAACCCGCTTGTGCGCCATCACTGAAATTAGGTTCATGGCAAACAAATCCTTACCAGCGCGGCGATGCCAAAAGATTGAGGCGCGCTTGCCCGTCCCAGGCGACATGAAGTAGTTCCAGAGAGGCTTCTGATACTCTCGCGGAGCCCACTGATATGGCAGGGAAAATTCAGGCATGACAGTCAGGAACTCGGAACATCACGGTAGATGGGGGATTTAAAGTAGTCCCTGATGTATGGCCCTCCCAAATCCAAGACAATTGGGCACCTTTTTTTTGACTCATTGAAATACCAATCACCCTTCCTGATTTCTTCTCCCTCAGACAGCTCGTGGTAGCCGCAGGGTTCGTTGCAGGGTTCGTCGCAGTCACACTCCTGATACTCGATCAGTTCGCCAATCATGTCCTCAAGCCGGGACAAAGAGTCCGCAATTCGCTCAACTGCCTTAACAAGCTTTTCTTCAACCTTCTTCATTTCACCTCCCCATCGTTGATGTTCACCGTAATGCCAGTATCCTCCTTCTTGCTCACATCCTGCGCCTTCGGCTTCGGAACCAGATATTCCATCAGCTTCATGTTCGCATCGAGCCTCTTGGAAGGCGAGATGCCCTGAGTCCCGCCCTTTGCCTTGTTCTTCAGGGCGTTGATGACCTCCAGGATCGGGTTATACTGCGTAGCCCTACAAAGCTCCTTAAACACCTCGGCAGCAGCCCCATCAACCTCAAGCTCGTTGAGCATGTCAGTCGCGGCCTCGTTCTGGACCCGCTGCTTATCAGCCCCAGTCCCAGCAGCCTGATTGGCCTTAGCCAAGCGATACAACCTCTCAGCATTCTTCCCCTTGCCCTTGCGGTGCCGGTAGGACACCACAGGCTTGCCGCCCGTGTTCCAGATCACTGCAGCGTGCCAGTTGTTGTGACAACTCACATGACGCCCAGCATGACCAGCGGGCATGTCGCACGCCACGCCATTAGTTGACTTCTCGCCGCACGCACGATCAGCCCCGTGCTCGCAGAAGAAGCATTGATAGTCTTCCTGTTCTTCACTCATATCGCTCAGCCATTGCATTAGTCAGTTTAACCCGCAGCCGACCCACCGGAGAGTGGGGAGGCTGGGCGTCAGCCTGGGCAGTCAGCCAATCACGGATGGAACGAGCCTCCGGCCCGTCCATCTCGATAATTACCCTCTCAGTTTTCTCAGACTTAACCTTCATCACTACTCTCCTCCTGCTGCGAAAAGAACTCCTTCACAAAGTCAGCGACATGGGACACAGACTCAAATGCCCATATCCTCATCGGATCATACGCAGTCACAATCCAACCGTTCTCGCAGGGGTGTATTTCAATGTGGGAACTCTTCATCTTGTTCATGGGTGACACGTATCTAACAACAAACCGTCATATCTGTCAAGCAGGGCTTCTACAGCTACAATACAAGGGGAGGTATCACCAGCCTCAAGGACATGGAAAACGCCTCAGAACGCAGATACGGGGCAAACAGAGTAAGATCTGTGATGGAGCGAGAAAGGGGATTGAGAGGTGTTTTAAAAAAGGGGGCACACACATTCTGTTTGCGTAAGGAGGTAAGCGCGTGCGGGGCTTGCCCCCCCGGCCGGGGTGTCCACCTGGGCCTGCAGCGCAGAGTAGGAACGGCGGCCTGGTCAATAGGGGCTGAAATCAGCCCCGAGCTTATGCTATGCGGCAGCCTGGATGCGTAAACCGTTGCGGTTACAACGTTGTTCGCACAATATTAATTAGGCTTAAAGGATGGCGCGTAAAACATTGTTAGACGCGACTAACTTTGGACAGGCGGAGGAGACAGGGAGGGAAATGCGGAGCGTGGCTAATCGGACACGTAGCCTAATCATTACCATTCTACTTATGTTACTCGCCATTCATCCCCTTTCCGCCATTCATCCCCGCCCTTTCCGCCTGGATTCGATTCTGGTCAAACTGCCCTTAATCGCCGGATAGGTTGCGCTCCAGTCTATGATGCCCATTGCCGGCCCTGGCGGGCGTTGTCCCTCGCCCTGGCATTCTACGCGTCACAATGCGCCGGGCTGGGCGTGCCGGGCTTTAGGCGGCGCTTTTGGCGGCGGCGCGCCATCAGCGGTCAAGATTGTTCAAAAAAAAAACTGGACATCATTCATGCCAAACTGTTATTGGAATCCATCCAGGCCCCGGTTTGCCGGGGCGCCAATCGGCAGTTAGAGAACCCTGAAAGAGAAAACAAAAAGACAATGAATAAAGATGGATACAATGGATGGACAAACCGCGAAACGTGGTTGGTGAACGTTTGGGAAATCCCGGAAGGGATCGACCGTAACCAGTCGGCTAACGACATTGAGGCTGAATTGGAAACGGTGGTTCGGGACACTCTGGAGTCTGAATTGCCGGAAGGCGTTTCTGGCCTTGTTGCGGATTTCTTGCCCGGCGTTGAGGACATCATGCTGAAGATTAATTTCCGCGAACTAGCCGAAGCGCATTGTGAATTGGAGGATGACAATGATGAGTAAAACGATCATTCACGACATTCTCGGCTGTTTGGTTGCCGCCCTGGCATTCTTGTTGGCCCTAATTTTCTGTTAAACCCTGAACCGGAGAAAACCATGAAGACACAAACAAAACTAAACCGGCAAATACATCCCGCCTATTACACATCTCTTGAATCGGCGTTTTTTTGCACGCGGGAAGGTGGCATAAAGCATCCGATTGACGTATGGGAAGATGGATTTGGCCCTCTTTGGATCATGCGCAACAGTATGGGTATCGTCGGCATCATTCGCGCTCAAACATGGGAGGACGCCTATGCATGCGCAATTGACGAATTGCTCCCAGACGGGGAAATGCCGCCGGAAGAGTTTTCGACGGAGCATGAGCGAGATTGTTGGGAAGAGTCGAATTTCTGGCGCGGGAACGGGGTACCCGTGAACAATCGATGTCATTTGCCTGTCGCTGCACGCGATATTAACGGCGAAGCTTTGGAAGCTTTGACACCTGCGCTCATGCGCGAATTGGGCATTCGAATTGAATTGAAACGCTGTTAAACCAAACCATGAAAATCAAAGAATTCATCTTCGACCTATTTGGCTTTGTTTGTGGCGCAATTCTGGTCCTGCTTGTCTGGATTGCGACCGTCTGACTATTAACAAAAGCCCCGGCTACGGCCGGGGCTTTTTAATGAAAGGAAACAAGAAAATGAAACCCGATACTGAAAACCAATACGTTGTAGATTTCCCTTGTTGGGCGCTGGGCGCCCTTGTCAATGGGGACCATTCTGGCTTGGATGCGCATGAAAGTATCCAGATTGAGAAATGGGAAAAGGAGAATCCCGGAATTTATTTGCCTGGCGACGAAAGTTATTTCGTCGGCTTTCCAGAGTTTGGGAAAGCGGCTGATTGTGTGGAGCTTGCCGTGGTTCCCTTTAAGTAATAGAGCCCAGCATTTTGCCTCTGCCGCCTTTTTCTCGCTCGGGGAACATTCCATGGCGGGGAAAGGTTTGAGAGGCTTAGAACGCAAAAGAGAAAGGAATAGCATGAAAGTTAAATTGCAAGAAAAGCAATTCTGGG